GACATATCACGGCTCAGTTCCTAATGAAAGAGTATTGGCCGCGTTGGATAAGGCTCATATTTTCCTATATCCAAATATTTGGAAAGAAACATCTTGCATTGCATTGATTGAAGCAATTAAGAGTGGCTTGCTTTGTATCCATCCAAATTATGGTGGACTAACTGAAACCGCAGCTAACGCAACAATTACATATGATTGGCATGAGGATCCTAACGTCCATGCTAATCGAGCTTTTTCAGTTGTAAAGCAGGTATTGGATATTCAAAAGCAAGATCCAAACTTCATTCCAAAGTTTACAACGTCAGACCGCTTTAATTTAGCACGGAACAGTATAAATAGTTTTGCGAATAGTTGGAACAGACTGCTCCAAGATTTAAATAACGATGGAAAATAAGTTATGTCTAATGTTATAGAATTTCCTATAAAGGATAAAGTTAACGCGTCTGCAAAAACACGTGAAGAACTTCAGCAAACTATTGTTGACTATAAAGAAGAAATAGCTGAAGAAGCGTCTGAATATTTGTGGAGAAATCTCCTTGGTGAAATGTCACGGATGGGATGTGATTTTGATAAAGAAATCAAAGTGCATTTTCCATCCATGGTATTAGTACTTGAATCAATTAGGTCCTTACACCTACAAGCTCATGGTGTCCACCATCCACTGCAAGATTTTGCAACAGAATTTGTTGATGTTGAAGAAATAGAAAATTTTGAGGCAGAAGCTAAAAAAATGGTTGACATTGACGAAGAGTTAGATTAGAATAGTAAGTATTAGATAAAATTGAAACAGAGAAAATAAAATGGCAATTCTAGTAGATTACAACCAAGTTATCCTTGCTTCGCTATTCGCAAGCATCGGTAACCATCATAATGTGGACATTGACGAAAATCTTATCCGTCATATGTTCCTAAATTCAATCCGGTCTAACCGTAAAAAGTTTACCGAACAATATGGAGAAATCGTAATATGTGCTGATGGCAAAAATACATGGCGTCGTGAGCTATATCCTTATTACAAAGCTAATCGTAAAAAGTCTCGTGATGAGTCTGAACTTGATTGGACTCAGCTATTTGGTATTATGAATACCATCCGAGATGAGCTTAAGGAATTCTTTCCATACAAAGTTATTCATATGGACCATCTTGAGGCTGATGATATCATTGGTACCATCATCCATGAAAACGGTGCTATCTTAAACGGCGGTGCAGAACCTTTCTTGGTTCTATCCGGTGATAAAGATTACATCCAATTACATACGTATGCTAACGTGGATCAGTTTGACCCAGTTCGTAAACGTTGGATCCGTAATGACAATCCTGACCAATATTTGGTTGAGCACGTCTTAAAAGGTGACACTGGTGATGGTGTTCCGAATATTCTTTCACCAGACAATTGTTTAGCTGTTGGCCAACGCCAAAAACCTATGACCAAAAAACGCCTTGAGCAATTCCGCAATGGCACGGATGGTATGGATGAAGAAACATTACGACGCTATCACCGTAATAAAACCATGATTGATTTGTCTCAAATTCCGGCAAATTACCAAACAGCAATTCTTGAAGAGTACAGCATTGACAAAGAAGTTGGTCGTTCAGAACTCTTTAACTTTTTTGTTAATCGCAAACTCAAAAACCTAATTTCAGACATACAGGATTTTTAAATGGCAGTTAGAAGATCAATTTCAGAAATCATAAATAAAGCAATAGAAATACCAGTTAAAAAAGATAAAGCAGCGTGGCTTCAGGAAAACGAATCCGCTCCGCTAAAAACTATCCTCAAATATTGGTTTGACGAATCTATTGAGTTTTTGATTCCTGATACACCACCACCTTGGAAAAAGAACGAATACGAAGACGAAGCTAAAAGTTTGTTATACCATGAAGCACGTCGACTTAAGATCTTTGTCAAAGGTGGAGGGTATGATAATCTTAACCAAATCAAGCGTGAAAGTTTATTCATTAGCTTGTTAGAAGATGTTGATAATGATGACGCTGAAATGCTATGCAAAATGATTACTAGAAAATCGCCAAAAGGATTGTCCTTAAAGACAGTCATGACGGCATTTCCTGACTTAATTGAAATTAAAGAAACAGTATCATAGGAAAGACTAATGGCTAAAAGTTTTAAAGAGTTCCGCGAAGATTGGGAACACGACGAATGGGGTCACAACGAAGAACGGAGCGTACGCAGTAAGGAAAAGCGTATGAAAAACCGTCGTGATAAAAAGAAACTGAAACGGCAAGAAAGAAATTCCCATCTTGATACTGAAGAACAAAAAAGGTAATTCTTTTTCATATTAACTATTGACATTTGAGTACAAATAGGTTATATTGATTCTATAAGGTAAAACAAAAGGAATCAATCTTATGGGTACTTCATCAATGATCGCAAACTACAACGAAGACGGCACAGTTACAGCAACATATTGCCATTACGATGGTTATCTTGCTTACAACGGCCGTCTTCTTTTTGAAGCCTATAACACACCTGAGAAGGCTAAAGCAGTAGCAAATGCTGGTTATATCTCAGGTCTGAAAGAAGACCTACAGACATCTTTAGATGAGTCGGTCCATTCAAACCAATCCCCTGTTACATACAATTCAGTTGAAGACTTCTTGGCAGAAGGGCGCGAATTTGCCTCTGCTGATTATCTTTATCTGTTTGACGGAGACGCATGGTTCTTTGCTTCAACTCCTGACCAAGATGGCACATGGTTAATGGAAGAAGTTGAAATGAATTTATTTGCAGAGTCTGCATAATATCTATTGACATTCTATCGCGAATCAGATATATTGTATATATCAAATGAAAAGGAAAAAGTTATGAAAAAGTTAAACCAAACAACACTGAAAACAATCCGCAATGCAGACGACGAAACTCTTAATGCAATCATTGCGGAAATCAAAAATCGTCAACGTCAAATGCAACAAGACATTGGATCTTCGTTCAATGTTGGAGACAAAGTTTGGTTTGACGCCAACCGTCGTGGTCGCATTGAAGGTATGATTTCAAAAATCAACCAAAAGACTATCGTCGTTAAAACACCTACCGTAACTTGGAAAGTTACACCATCACTATTAAAGAAAGTAGCCTAATATGTATAACCGTTCTAATGAAACAATTGCTGATAAAGTCATCCTAGTTGACGTTGACGGTGTACTCCTTGACTGGGAGTATGCCTTCACAGGTTGGATGCAAAAGCATAACTATGAAATCCAAGAAGGCATGGAAGATCAATATGATATGACCCTTCGTTATGGACTCAAGGTTGAAGATAAAGAACGGATTGTTCGTATGTTCAACGAGTCTGCTTGGATCCGTAAACTTCCACCTTTGCGTGATGCAATCAAATATGTTCGGAAACTCCATGAAGAACAAGGATATGTGTTCCGAGTAATCAGTTCATTGAGTGACTGCTATTACTCTCAACATCTTCGGACTAAAAACTTGATTGAAATGTTTGGTCCTAGTGTCTTTGAAAACTTTGTCTATCTTGACACAGGTGCCGATAAAGATGATGCTCTTGAGCAGTATCGTGGAACCGGTTGCTTTTGGGTTGAAGATAAACCACAGAATGCCGACCTTGGCTCTGAGCTTGGTTTAGAAGCAATCCTAGTTAATCACCATCATAATGAAAATGTTGAGATTAACCCTGCAACCACTCGTGTAAATAATTGGAAAGAAATTTATGAATTAATCGCTGGATAACTATTTTGAATTATAAATAGTTTTAACAATGAAATAGATTATGAAATAATTTGAAATAGAGGAGACTTCATGCCGACTTATACGTTTGAAGATACAAACACTGGTGAAATATTTGACAAAGTTATGAAGATCTCAGATAGAGATCTCTTCCTCGAAGAAAACCCTAATATAACTCAAAGAATTGGACGGCCACCGTCAATAGGTGATGCCGTGCGTCTCGGGCGATTGAAGCCTGACGACGGTTTTCGTGATGTGCTTCGTAATGTTCAACATCATCATAAAAAGGATAACATAAACACTTGGTAAACCGTTATGTTATTCGGATAACAAGGAGGTTTCATGGCTAGACAGCGAAGACTATCCAGGAAAGAACGACGTAGACAAGAACGAGAAGAGGAAAACATGATGCGTGTTTTAAACACTAAGTTTTCAATGCGACCAGTTAAACCGCTAACACCATCTCAATCTGATTTATTTGATTCTTACGAAAGAGGATACAATCTCGCAGCCATAGGAACAGCAGGTACAGGAAAAACAATGTGTGCTACATACTTGGCACTCAATGATGTACTACAGAAAGGAGAGTATGAAAAGGTCGTCATAATTAGATCTGCAGTTCAAACGCGCGAGCAAGGCTTTATGCCTGGGTCAAAGGCCCAAAAGGAGGCGGTATTCGAAGGTCCGTATACCGACATCGTTAACGATCTATTTAGCAGAGGAGATGCTTATCAAGTTTTAAAACAAAAAGGTATGATTGAGTTTATGAGTTCATCGTTTGTAAGAGGACTCACATTTGATAATTCAGTCATCATAGTAGACGAATGTCAATCTATGACGTACCACGAACTTGATACTATTATCACACGTGTAGGAGAGTCCTCAAAGATTATCTTCTGCGGTGATACAAAGCAAGACGATCTTCAACAATCTCGAAACAGAGCAGATATTTCAGGTCTTTACGATTTCGTAAAGGTTCTAAATGTTATCCCATCTTTTGGTGTGGTAAGATTTGGAGTGGAAGATATTGTTCGGTCAGGATTAGTTAAAGAATATATAATCGCAAAAGAAAAACTTTTAGAGGCTGCATAATGGCATTAGCTGCGCGCGGAGACACAACAGAAACAGTAGATACAGTTCATCCAGCATCAGGAGATGCGGTGGCAAACGATGGATCTAACTGTGACGTAAGTCCAATAAACACTTCAACAGACGCGTGCAGCGGAAAAGTTTTTGCACAAGGTATCGGCGTTGTCAGATTTGGCGATGCCGTTACCAATCATATACAAGGCGGTGTTTGTACTAATCATGCAATCGCGCCTACTCTTAACACAGGTTCATCTAAGGTGAAAATTGAAGGAAAGAAAGCAGGGCGCAAAGGTGATACATATTCTTGCTCTGCTGAAATCAAAACAGGAGCGCCTAAAGTAGATATAGGCGGCTAATTTATATTATGTTTAATCATGTTGAGCACGGCGTGGTGCTTCCCAAATTAACACGTGAAACAACTACAACTGGTAGAAAATACTTTACACCAGAAGGAAACGCATATCCGTCAATCACAACGGTTCTTGGCGTATTAAATAAAGAAGGAATTCTTGCGTGGCGTCAAAGAGTTGGCGAAGCGGAAGCAAATAGAATATCGCAGCAAGCCGCCACTCGTGGTACGGCGGTACACAAACTTGCAGAAGATTATTTAGATAATAAAGAGGATTGGAACAAAGGTGCAATGCCTTCAAATCTCCAATCCTTTAATGATTTAAAATCTATACTTGACCAACGTTTAAACAATGTTTGGTTTCAAGAAGAGTTCTTATACTCTGATAGACTAAAATGTGCAGGACAGGTTGACTGCATCGCTGAGTTTGACGGTCAACTTTCTATTGTTGATTTTAAAACATCAAGGAAACCAAAGAAAGAGGAATGGATTACTAATTACTTTATTCAAGCATCTTTTTACGCCGCTGCATTTTATGAAAGAACCTCCATACCAATTAAACAAGGCGTGATCTTGATAACCGTAGACGGTTCAGAACCACAAGTCTTTAAAGTTAACACTTACGATTATTTAGAGCATTTTGTTGCTGTGCGAAAAAAATACAAAGAAATGAAAGAACGCCATTGACATTCATTATGAAATGGTTTATATTGATTCTATAAGGTAAAACAAAAGGAATCAAAATGACAAAGTTCAACAAAACAGACTTCAGCTACCACGGTGGATATCTTATGTACACAGGTTCGTATGAAGGCCAACCAGTATATGAAGACAGTGAAAGAGTTCACCCTTCAAATGTTGGTCGTGGCATTGACCTTTTCATTGCTCGGTTCAAGTACCGTGGAAGTCCTATCAAAATGGGAGCTTTCAAAAAGTTCCTTATCAACAACTTCACCGTTGAAGAATATGCTGCAGCTCGTAAGGTTGAAGGAATTGAAAGTTCACCTCTTAAAATCTTAGAATCGAAAGGATTTGCTGTATGAATATATTTGTATTATCAGAAGAGCCGCGAGAAGCGGCTCAGATGGTCTGCGACAAACACTGTAGTAAAATGATTATTGAGTCTGGACAAATGCTGTCCACTGCACATCGTATGCTTGACGGATATATGGAAAAGCGTCCTTCAAAGTCAGGTAAGGTCATGGTTAAGTACTTTGTCCATCCTAATAATAATCTTGAAGAAACGCTTTACAAAGCAGTACATCACGGACATCCATGCACAGTATGGTCTATGAAATCAAAGGCCAATTATCTATGGCATTATGAGCACTTTCTCGGGCTTATAGATGAGTTTCTGGTACGCTACAAAAAGCTTCATATGACTGCAAACAAGTTGACTGAAGTTCTTGCTAATCCGCCGGAAAATATACCAGACATAGGTCTAACCGAATTTCCACAAGCAATGAATAACTTTCCGTTATGCAAGGTTGAAGGCGATCCAGTTGCAGCATATCGTAAATATTATCATATGACTAAAGACTTTGCTGTATGGAATAAAGGGCGTTCTGCTCCTGATTGGTGGCAAGGTTTTCAAGGATATCCAGCTTGAGATACATAATAATTGACCAAGAGATGGGTGTGTTTCTCGGCACTCATCGCATGCCACTTCAAGGAGCTGGCGGTCCTATAAACATTATGAGAATATTTTCAAAAAACGATATGTTTGGTATCAGCAGAGCATATTCTTTTGATACTAAAAAAGATGCGTTTAAATATATGCAAGCATTCTTAATAGAGGACTATCCTCTTTGTAAAATTGTGGAAGTAGAATCAAGTGGTCAATATGTTGATGTTATAGATTTAATTAAGTCAGGATACACTCAGTACACACATGACATGGTTGACGCATTGCCGATGAACAACGAAACCATCCACTAATTTTTTTCAATTTAATTTCATTTTATTGTTGACATTTCGTTTAGAATCAGTTATATTATTAATATAACAAATGAAAAGGAATCACAATGGAAAATCAATCTGAAAATTTTTGGACAGAAACTCCTCTTAGAAATGTTGCTTCTTTAGTTGCAGCGTTCCGTGGTTATGCTGAACAAGAACCTAATCTTGCTGATCTGTATAATTCAGACGCAGATGATTTTCATAAAGCAATCGTTCTTTTTCGTCAAGCGGACTCAGAAGGTCTTTCACAATATGTTTATGAAATGGATACATCTCCTCGTGAAGACTTAGTTGAAGCGTTTGCAGAAGATCTTGGTAAAGATTTTGTTGCAGACCATCTTGGTTATGAAGTTCGTTAATGAAATGAAATTAACTATTGACATTCTCAATAGAATCAGATAATATATAATCATATCAGATAAAAGGAAAAAGATATGGCGCATGAATTGGAAATCATCAACGGCGAAGCTCAAATGGCGTACCGTGAAAGCAAAGGCCTCCATTGGCATGGTCTAGGAGTTCCTGTTGGCGACGACATGTCACCGCAGCAAATGATGGAAGCAGCAGGCCTTGATTGGTCAGTTGAAAAAGTCAACACATTCATCAATTATAATGGTGAACAAAAAGAAACTGGTCAACAAGCATTGGTTCGTTCATCAGACGGAAAAATCCTTACGCAAGTTGGCACTGGTTGGAACCCAGTACAAAACTCTGAAGCATTTGAGTTTTTCAACGACTTTGTTTCAAATGGTGATATGGCTATGGATACAGCCGGTTCGTTGAAAGATGGCCGTTTGGTTTGGGCTCTGGCGGATGTCCGCGATGGCTTTGAGCTTTTTGGTGGTGATACTGTTAAAGGTTACCTCTTGTTTTCTAACCCACATGTTTATGGCAAAAGCATTGACATCAAGTTCGTAATGGAACGTGTTGTATGCAATAACACATTAGCTGTAGCTCTTAACGAAAAGAACCAACCATCTGTACGTGTAAATCACCGCTCAGTATTTGACCCTGAAAGCGTTAAAGAAATCCTTGGCTTGTCGCACAACAAAGTTGAAAAGTTCAAAGAAGCTGCGGAGTTTCTTGGTTCTAAAAACTATGACAAAGAAGTACTTAACCGCTTTATGGCAAAGATCTTTGGAGAGTCAACTCGTGAAGATCGTGTTTTGTCACGCACAGCTGAACGCGCTGTTGAAGTTGTTGAAAACCAGCCAGGAGATAACTTCCGTCCTGGAACTTGGTGGAACGCGTACAACGCAGTTACCTATATGGCTGACCACGAATTAGGTCGTTCTGCAGATACACGTATGGCATCCGCTTGGTTTGGAACAAACGCAAAGCGCAAAGTTGACGCGTTGGATCTTGCATTGGAGATGGCTAATGCGTCGTAAATTAAAAAACCTAAAACCAATTGAAGTAGTCCTTTATGGACTATTTCTAGGTTTAATTTGCGTATGGGTTGACATGAATTTTATTCCAGGAGGTATGTATTAAATGCTTACTCTTTACGGAATTGTTTTAACTCATATCGTAGGTGGAGCTAGTTATCATTACACAGGTGGTAACGAATACTTTTTAATTCCAGGAGTATTGCTAATTCTTTATAACATGTATAATTACATGAAAGTTTCCGTGTTAGTACTGAGTCCGCATTGGAACATTGAGTTGGAATATGATGAAGATTCAACGTGGAAAGAAAAGTTCCTGGTTCAAAGCTCATCTATAATTACTCTTGCGTATATCTACCAATCAGGCTATATGTTTGCTGCAGGGTTAATGTCTTTTTATGCAATTGTTGTTCTACTTTCGTTAATTATTACTGTGACAAATATTGACATGTCTGAAGGAGGAGATGAATGAAAATACTAATCTTTGGTCTGCCAGGATCAGGTAAAACTTGGCTCGCTGAACGGCTACAACAACGCTTAAATTGCGCTTGGTTTAATGCTGATAAAATCCGTGAAATGGCAAACGACTGGGAATTCAGCGAAGCTGCTCGTTTACGTCAAGCTTATCGTATGAAAGGTATTGCTGATTACGAAAAAGAAATGAAACGAATGGTTATCTGTGATTTCGTTTGTCCGCTTGAGGAAACACGAGAAATTTTTAATGCTGATTACACTGTATGGATGGATACTATCCAAGAAGGTCGTTTTGGCGATACTAATAAAATGTTCCAAAAACCTTCAAAAGTTAATTACCATGTAACTGAATGGTTTGATAATACAGATGAAACTTTAGCCGATGCAGTTGAAAGACATATAAGGATTTATGAAAATGTTTGACTATAAGAAACCGACAGTACAAATGCTAGGCCGATGGCAACCTTGGCACGATGGTCATACTGAGTTGTTTAAACGTGCACATGCAGTTACAGGTCAGGTTGTTATTATGATCCGTGATGTATATAACTTTGACGGCGATGCAGGTGCTGGTCGTACTGTGGCACAAGACGATAATCCTTTTGGTATTATTGATGTAATCGCAAATATTGAAAAAGGATTGGCTGAACATGGTTTTCAAAATGGATATGAATATCTAATTCTAGAAGTACCTAATATTGTTGATATTAGTTATGGGCGCGGAGTAGGTTATACCTTTACAGAACACGATCTAGGTAAAGATATCCATGATATCAGCGCAACTAAAATTCGCAAACAAATGCGTGAAGAAGGTAAACTATAATGGAAGCACCAGTTTATGAAAAAGGCTACCCAAGCTATGAAGCCGTTAACGGCATGGGAGATTTGAAATTTACAACAGCAGGAGATTATTTAATGGCACAAGATACAGCAACAGTAACCGCAGACGAACTACGCGCATTCATTGAACGCATTGAGCGTTTGGAACAAGAGAAAAAAGATATCATGGACTCTATTAAGGAAGTTTATGCCGAAGCAAAAGGTGGAGGATATGACGCAAAGGTAATGCGTAAAATTGTTTCAATTCGTAAACGTAATCGTGATGATATTGATAATGAAAACGCGATGACTGAAATGTATATGGACGCCTTAGGAATGTAAATTCTGTCTTAATTAACATTACATATTTAAACAAAAAAAGGGGAGCAATTAAGCTCCCCTAGTTTGTATCGTTAACCGATATCTTGTTATTAGAACAAGTTAGATACAGTCACACGACGGTAGTAAACGTTAGAGTCTACAGTCAATGCGCCGTTACCTTGTGAAGCACCAGCTGAGAACGGGTTAGAGACCATGCCGTAGCGAGTCTTAAATCCGATTTTTGGCTGGAAGCTGTTTTCACCAACTGCGCGAACCATCTGCAACGGTACGTATGGGCAATAGAAGATACCAGCATCGAAAGATGAAGAACCTTTATAACCTACAACCATGTAGTTAGCTCCGGCATATGGATCGATGTATACTCTGTAACGACCGTTCAGAACACCGGCGAATGTATTGCCTGTATCGTCTACGTCGAGGGCGTTGCTGTTCAACGCTGGAGTATAATCAAGAACACCTGCCATTTGCAATGCGGATGCAACATCGGAGGAACAGATAACCATGTTACCTTTACCACGACGTGTACCTTTTGCAATTGCGTTTGCTTCTTGTTCGATTTGGAACATCAGGCCTTTGAATTTCTCAACTGACCAACGACCATTTGCATCAACGTCCAGATCAAAAGTACCTGGTGTTGCTGTACCGGCTGCGCCGAGTACCGCGTTTGTGTAAATGGTACGAACCAATTCGCGGTTGATTTCAACCAAGATTTCTGATTGCAGAATGTTTGCCAATTCTGTTTCAGCATCCAAACCGTGTACGGCTTTAAGATCCTGAGCAAGCTCAGCAGTGTATTCGGCTTTCAGCTGACGAGATTTCGCTGTTACGGAAACTTTCTCGATTGAGAATGCCATCTCAGCAAAGTTAGCATCTGATTCAGCATCGGCTGTTGCCATGCCTGTACCAGTTGTAGTAACTGTTGAGTTAGCAGAACCCAATGCTTGTGCATGAGCACCTGCACCAGAGAAGTCTGTATCGGCTTCGTTATAGAATACTTCGTTAGCCGCAGCTTGCGTAGTATGTGTTGAACGCATTGCGAAGATCAAGCCGGTTGGGCCTGTCATTGGCTGAACGCCAGCAATAT